TCAGCGAGGTCTAACTCGTTATCGTTTTCGTCATATAGATTAGCAAGTGCATTATAGTTACCAGGAATATCAACTAATGAAATTTCACGTGGATACCACTTTGTTACTGTCGGACCTGTTTGTCCAGGCAACTTTAATTTCTTGTCATCGCTAGCTGCTAAACAAACTATCTTTCCACAAGAAGCGGCATTTAAGAAACCGCTTTCGATTTCGTCAACCGTTTGCTGTCCTCTAGGATGTGATAAATTCACAACAGGTTTAGCATACACTGCGTTGCCTTCAACTCTAAAGTCGTCCCAACGAACCAACACGCCATTATCTCGGTTGTGCATTAAGAAACCAATCGGATTTTTTTTAACCTCGTCAATAAGAAAACCATCAGTAAGGCAACGGTATTTATACACGTTTACGCTCTCGTCAGTAAGACAATATTCTTTATCGATTTTCTTAAACTTATCCATTGAATTATAATTACAATGCAAACTTCTATAACCTTTTAAAGTCTTGAAAATAAGTGTGCAATCCTTGCAGAGTTATTTTAAATCGACACTTTTTTGCCACAATTTTGCTACTCTAAATTCAAGGATTGAATTCCTGAAACATGAAAAATATCTTTACAGTCTTAATGATTGTCATCGGGATGATGACATTCACGATGTCGGCGAGTACTCCGACTTTGGACGCAAAACAAAAAACAATCATTGTAAAACCGATTATGGTCAATACAATTGTTGGTAACGTACAAACTGCTTATGATGCTGCTATTACTTTTGAGTATACAGCCATCCAGAACCACAGCGTTCTGACCTTTTACAAAACAGAAAAAACACCCACAAACACTTTAGCCATTATTAATGATGTCGGGTGGCATAGTCAAATGTGTTTTGCTTTTAATGTCATTTATAAGGAAAAGCTAAATACCTCTTACTTGTTTGATCATTCCGTCAATATTTCCAAATTAGGAATTAAGAGGAATTGGGGAAATTGTTAAAAAAGTCAATTCAATATATAAAAGCCATCCACAGGTTGGATGGCTTTTTTAAACAAGAACAGCAAACAGGTTGCACATAAGGTTCGAGTCCTTTACTTCTACTAAAAAGATACTATGGGAATTTCCAAAAAACAAGAAAGAGAATATGCACGCATCCTATATGTAAGTGAGCGTTTAACTTTCAAAGACATAGCGGAACGAGTAGTCGTTACCGAAAAAACAATCGGTAAGTGGGCAGAACTTGACAATTGGGACAAGCTCCGTAAATCTCTTTTGATTACTCGACAATCGCAACTGGTGCATTGGTACAATCAACTAGAAGCTATAAATAATGCTATTTCAGATCGAGGAAACATTACAACTAATTCCGAAGCCGACACCATGAGCAAAATCACTTCTAACATTCAAAAGTTAGAAGTTGAGATTAGTTTGGGAGAATATGTTCAAGTAACTAAAAAATTACTCGAATTCATTCAAACGGTCGATTTAGATGCCGCCAAATTATTAACCAAATATGCCGACGAGTTCATCAACTCCAAATTAAAAAATGGCTAAAAAAGTAAGCGATAAGGAATATTTAGATTTATGGCGTGAGTTCTGTGAAAACATGGACAATGCCACACCTATTGACTTAAACGAAAGCCGTGCCGATAAACTTAAAAGGGTTAAGTATTTAGAAGCCAATCCAGAGGAATGGTTCAAATATTATTTTCCAAACTATTATACCAGCGAACCCGCTGATTTTCATATAAAAGCAACCAAACGAGTATTGTCAAATCCCGAGTGGTACGAAGTACGTTCATGGGCGAGAGAACTATCCAAGTCGGGTCGTACCATGATGGAGTGTCTTTATTTAGCCATGACTGGTAAAAAAAAGAATATACTTCTTATTTCCAACTCGGCTGATAATGCTGAAAGGTTGCTTTTACCATACAAGGGAATTTTAGAACGCAATAACCGAATTATAGCCGATTATGGCGTTCAAAAGAAAGTAGGCTCGTGGGAGTCTAATGAGTTCAAAACACGCAAAGGTGTTTCATTTCGTGCCATTGGTGCAGGACAGTCTCCTCGTGGAACTCGTAACGATGCTAGTCGTCCAGATGTTATCCTTATAGATGATATTGACACCGACGACTTTTGTCGTAATCAAGAACTCGTAAAAGAACGAGTGAAGTGGATAGAACAAGCGTTAATTCCAACTAGATCTATTTCTAACGGTTTACTACTCATTGCGTGTGGCAATATCATTTCTAAATACTGCTGCATTACCGAAATGGGTAAGAAAGCTGATAAATGGGAGGTAATCAATATTCGTGACAAAGAAGGTAAGAGTACCTGGTCACAAAAGAATACTGAAGACATGATTGACCGTGTACTTTCGTCCATTAGCTATGAAAGTTACCAAAAAGAATACTTTAACAATCCAATGGATGGAGGCGATACGTTCAAAGACATTCTTTTCGACAAATGCCCACAATTGCGCCATTGTGATAGTGTTGTAATATACGCTGACCCTGCACCATCAAACTCCGATAAAACAAATGCAAGTAGCAAAGCTATAGTAATTGTAACCACAAAAGGCATCGATTATTTTGTTTACAAGGTTTGGGTAGATCAAATGAGTAACTCGGAATTCTGTGAGTACCTATTTGAAGCGCATGACATTTGCAAAAGAGCGGGCGTTGAACCAATTTATATATGGATTGAAAATAACTCGTTACAAAATCCATTCTACGAACAAGTAATACTTCCACACATTTATAGAATAGGAAACGAAAGAAAAACCTTTCTCCCTATTCGTCCAGATGATAGAAAGAAACCTGAAAAGTATGCCCGTATAGAGGGAACACTCGAACCATTGAACAGGTTACAACACTTAATCTTTAATGTTGTAGAAAAAGACAATCCTCACATGGAACGTATGGTAGCACAGTTCAACAACTTTAGCAGAAAAGCTAAACTTATGGACGGTCCCGATGCAGTAGAAGGAGCTGTTAAAATTACACAAGATTTAATAATTAGCAAAGCAACTGGAAGTATTGAAACTTTCAAACGTCCAACCAATAAACATAGAATGTAATGTTAGTCACACCCGAAGATTTAAAAACCGAGTTATACCCAGAGATTGTAAATGCAATCACTAGAGCCGATAACAACGAAGTAATTGCTCAAATAAAAGCTGCAGAGGATTTTTGCAAATCATACTTGTTTAAATATGATTTAAAAGCACTTTTTGGCGACGATACTGTTGACCCAGTTGTTGCTCCAACTACAGTGGATAACAATCTAAAAAAGACAGTGAAAATCATTGCTTCTTATTGGTTGGTTAGAAAGGCTAATCCTAACGTATCAGTAGACTTATTTCGTGAAGATTATCAATTAATGATTGGAACAAAAGAAAGTCCTGGTTGGTTATATGATATAAAAGAAGGAAATGTCAATCCCGACTGGGCATACAAAGCAGACAACCCCGACACACCCAATGTTGATGAAAGCGCAATAAATAACACAGTAGATTGGAGTTCCAATCCTAAACGTACACAAAGATTTTAGTCATGGCAAAAAATAGAACTACATTAGAACCTGAATTAGTAAAAGTACCTGATTTAATTATTAATGAACTTACTATTATTGCTCCAAACAGGAGTAGTAAAGATATTGCTACGTTAAAAGATAGTGTCATTTTTGCAGAAAACGTCTACTATCCTAATCGAGTACAGTTGTATGACTTGTACCACGATGTACTATCTATGGATGGTTACCTTACTGGTATCGTACAAAAAAGAATTGACAATGTCCTGAACAAATCATTGAAATTTATTGATACGTCAGGCAAAGTTAACGACGATATTACCAAAATGATTTCGGGAGCTTCTGGACGATTTATTATCACTAAAATAATTGAAAGCATCGTTTGGGGAACTTCGGGACTTGAGTTTATCGTTGGAGACAAACTTAATGTAGTTGAAATTCCGAGAAAGCACATTAAACCTGAAAAAGGTTTAATTACAAAACAACAATATGGCGTAAGCAAAGAAGATAATTTTGTTATTGATGACATGCCTTTTGTATGGGTTGTTGGCGATAAAAACGATTTAGGGCTACTATTAGCCTGTTCTATGTATGCCATTTACAAACGTGGTACATTTGGCGATTATGCACAATATGTTGAGATATTTGGACAGCCAGTGCGAATTATTAAGTATGATGCCTACGATACGAAAACCAAACAAGAACTAAAACAGCTACTTGATAGTAGTGGTTCATCATTAGCCATGATGTTGCCTAAACAGGCAGACTTTGAAATGATGGACGGCAAAACCAACAATGGCGATGGTCAATTGCAATTGGGTTTAATTAAAGCCTGTGACGATGCTATGGGCATTTGCATTCTTGGTAATACCGAAACGACACAATCGAGTAAATCAAGCGGATTTGCTCAAGCTAAAGAGCATTCTAAACAACAGAATGAAATCTTAAAGTCTGACATGGCGTTTGTGGTTAATATGCTGAATAGTGATAAATTTTTAACTATTTTAAAAACCTACGGATTTTCTACCGATGGTGCATTTGTTTATGACAAAGAACTAGATCTTGCCGAATTAAAACTCCGAATGGAAGTCGACACATTTGTAAGTGGTAAAGTACCTTTTGGCGATGATTATTGGTATGAAACTTATGGTGTACCAAAACCTGACAACTTTGACGAACTCAAAGCCAAAATGGAGCAAGAGGAAGAGGAACAAGAAAAAGAACCTAATCCAGATGATGATCCAAATGAGGAAAAACAAAAACAGGACAAAACAAAGCTTCTCGATACTAAAAAGAAAAGCGTTAAAGATTTAGTCTTTAAAAGTTTAGCCGATTTTTTCGACCACGCCCGACAGTAATCGGGCAGTTAAATGATTTGTATAGTGAAAAGTGTTCTTGTTGCGGCGGAACCTTACACGACCTTTCAGATGATAAAGATGAAATTTGGGAGGATATTTATAGTCAAATTGCACACCAATTGTTAGATGATAGTGGAGTTGCCATCAATACCGATTTGTATTTTAAAACAGCTGGAGATTTAATTGCTGCTATCTCTAAAGGTCTTGGTAGATCATCATTTTCTTACGACGATGATAGAAATAGACTTGCCGCAGCATTAAAGCAGAATTTGTATGCTTTTAGTTCTGCTAAAAGTTTTGTTCAAATGATCCAATACCGAGACATGATGGTTGGAGCAGACGGTAAGATTTTAAATGCTGACCAGTTTAAAAAAGTAATAGCCGATCAAGGAGAGTTATTTAATGAAGCTCATTTAAAGGCTGAACATCAACAGGCTTTGCAATCAGCTATCATGGCAGATAAATGGCAAAATTTAGACACTGAATATTTGGAATATTCAACAGTAAATGATGGAAGAGTTCGCCCAGAACACCAAGCGTTAGACAAATTTACAGCGGCAAAAGATGATCCTGTTTGGCATAGAATTTATCCTCCATTGGCATGGAACTGTAGATGTACTGTTATTCCTGGTAAGGAACAAAATAACGAAAAGAAAATGACATCTATTGAAGCTAGCTCTATGATTAAACCGTTCACTAAGGACACTATATTTGATAACAATGTAGGTTTATCAAAACTTATATTTGACGATAATCACCCATATTTTCAAGAGGCAAAAGGTAAAATACAAAATTTGAGTTGGGAACAATATGGTTTGCCAAGTTTAGATAAAATTAGAGCTAATGAAGAATTTTTGCCAACTACTAAAGAAGAGTATTTGTCTTGGTGGGATAAACAGAAAAAAATAAAAGGCGACGATATTGCAATTAAAGACGCATTGAACGATGAAATTTTATTGAGTAGCGGGGAAGGAAAGAAATCCATCAATGATTATTATAAGCAACATGTTATTAAAAAATCATCCGAAAATAGATTTGAGTATGCTACAGAAACTGCTAATGTTTTAAAGAGTCCAGATGAAATTTGGAACAATCAACAGGGTAGAGTTTATTTGAAGTATTATGAAAATGGTACTTTAAAGCTTATTGTCAATGATAAATTAGAAGCTGAAACAATATTTAAACTATATGACAAAGATAGTGGAGAGTTGAAAAAAGCAAGAAAAGGAACACTTTTATATAAAAAATAAGGCAACACCTAAAATAGACATTGCCTTATTGTGAAGCTTGGTATTGGTCAAGATTGTTTAGATCTATCCAAATCGCCTTCACCCGCATTGCAAATATACAAACATTTTATTATGTCACCCGAAGAATTTGAAAAAAAATTACAAGACAAATCTGCAGAAATAAAAAACTATGCTAGCAACCAATTTCCAGCAGTAGTAGGAAACATTGCTTTGCGGTTTATCAATGGAAACTTTAGAGCTGGTGGGTTTCAAGGCGCATCTTTTTCGCCCTGGAAGAAAAAGAAAAAGGGCAAGGGAACTACTCTAGTTATTACTGGAGCATTGCGTGCTGCCAATTATTACACCGCTCAAGAGGGTCAAGTGACTTTAAAAAATTCTATGCCGTATGCAAAGGCAATGAATGAGGGCTTTAACGAAACTGTAAACGTAAAAGCACATGTTAGAAATAAGTACGTCAAAACAAAGGTTAAAACGGGTTTATTGACCAAAAAAGGAACTGAACGAACCAAAACGTTAACCTCAAAAGCTGGCGAAACACAGGTAAAAGCACACAGCCGAAAAATGAATATTCCAAAGAGACAATTTATGCCAACAAATGAAAATGATAGTCCTGTGCTGAACAATGCAGTACAACGGCAAGTTGCTAGAGACATTGACCAAATTTTTAAACAATAATTATGAACTCACCATTTGCAAACTTATTTCTTGATCTACAAGAACAGATTCAAACTAATATACCTGAAATTGCTTATATAGAACAAGATTTAGGGCAATTAGGAAGTGAAGAGCCACGAAAAGGGTTACAGTTCCCTGCAGTATTAATTGATTTTCCAAATACCCCATTTGACAACTTACAAGGAAACAATCAGCTAGCTATTCCAGTTATAGCAATAACATTAATTTTTGACGTTTACAACGCAACTAATAGTCTTGCTCCCATAGAAATTAGACAAGATGGATTAATTTATCTTGAAATTGAACAAAAAGTATACCAGGCACTGCAAGGATGGCAAACAGACTATTGTCAACCGTTAAGCAGAACTAATGCCAAAAGTCAAAACAGAAATGATTTAGGATTACGAGTTCGTGAACTGACTTATACAACCGAGTTTGAGGATAGGAGCTGTGATGAATCACCACAGCCAGTAGCAATTAGTTTAAGAAGTGAATAATGATAATTGGTTTTGATTGTTTTTTGGAATTATAATCCCTTTTATATTCATCCATTGGCGATAGCTAATATGAATATTATACTTTGGGAATACATTTCTTAAAATAGTAGTATCGGGTACATCAGAATGTTTAACGCTATTATAGACATCAATAATATATTGACATCGTTTGTAATAGTTATTTCTATTATACGCCATAAAGCAAAATTATAGATACCTATAATACGATGCAAGGCGATTTTTGAGCATAAAAAAAGCCTCATTAAGAGGCTTTAAAATGAGTTTATTTGGGATTTAAACTTTATTACATAGTTTTATGAGTTTGTTTCTTGATATATTTGCTCTATTCATAGCGTTCAATCCTGCAAACTCAAATATTGTTTCGTGATCAAATTTACCGTCATTCCAATAGATAGTAACATAGGCTAATTCGTGTTTGGTTTTCTTTTTCCAAGCAAAAGCAAATACGCCTGTTAGCAATAATCTAGTACCTGTAATTCTTTTTTCAATAGTACTTTGGTCTTCTACAGTAATATTTGAAACTTTCTCTTTTGCTATTTCGGCAACTTTTTTTTGAGCAATGCGGAAATGATTGTAAAAATTAAAAATTTCTAATTTATCTCCTTTTCCAAATATAGCTGTTGGAGTTACTCTATTATTTACGCCGGGATGTCCAGCGACTAAAGTTCCCATAGCAACTTTATCATTTAAGTTATATTCAAATTGGAACTTCCTTTTTAATTCACCGCTTCTAATAAAGCTTTTAATAGCAAATATAATAAGAGCTATTGGTAATCCTAAAAGTAATAATACGTAAAAAAATACTTCCATAATTGTTTGTTTTTAAGTTGTTTTCAAAAGTAATAAAAAAATTAAGTGAACTCATAATATTCGTTTGGATTAGTTATTGTTGTTGTAAATGGAAATTTGTCTTTTGGCACTTGGTTAATTTGGTCTATCAATACTTTGGAGCCTGTAAAAACAACGTGTGTTTCTTCTTTTTTCTTAATCTGCAGTGTGAGTAG